GAGAAGAATTTAATATTTGACCAACTCATTCTAGAATTTTATGATGGAGTTGATCCAAATAGCGGATGGATACATTGTTCTTATGTTCTTGATGGGAGCAACCGCAGTAAAACAATGACGGCTCTAAGAGTCAATGGGAAGACCCAATATAAGACAGGCCTTCTCACATAGGAGAAAAAAATGAAATATGTGTGGCTAGTTTATCTACAAATTTTATTTGTGATAGGACAATTTAATAAGAAAAGAAATTGGGTTGACAATCACATTTTATTATGTTATAATAGTTTAGATAAGTTAAATGTGAATTACGTTAAATACATAGACCATCCTTGACCACCAACCAGCTAAATTATAATGTTTTATACTAATGTCCAACCTCATGGTAATTTCATTGCTTTGAGGGGTATTAATGATCGTGGTGAATCTTTCAAAGAGAAATTGAACTACGAACCTACCTTATTTGTAGAATCTCACAAATCCCAAAATCCTCAATGGAAAACCCTAGATAATCGGAATGTTGCTCCTGTGAAGTGGGGCTCTATGAAAGAGTCTCGCCAAGCCATGAAAGATTATGGCGGTAATGTTTTTGGGTTTGACCAGTTCCAATATTCTTTTATTTCTGATAACTATCGCGGTATGGTTGACTACGATTTAGATAAGATTAAAATTGGATATATTGATATTGAAACCAGCTCGGAACATGGCTTTCCAGATGTAAGAAGTGCCAACGAGGAAGTCTTGGCTATCTCTTATCGTTGTGGAAAAAGTTTCAAGGTGTATGGCTGTCAGGAATACACACCGGCTGAAGGCGTCGAGTATATTCATTGTGAGAACGAAAAACGGTTATTGGAAAACTTTGTCCTCGATTGGTCTATGAACTATCCAGATATCATTACTGGATGGAACTCAAGGTTTTTTGATATTCCATTTCTTGTTAATCGTATCGTCAGGATTCTTGGTGAGAAGATGGCTAAGAAACTTTCTCCTTGGGGCTGGTATAAAGAGAATGAAATAACTCTATTCGGTAATAGACAACAACAGATTTTTGATCTGGTTGGTATTTCAAGTATTGACTATATGGATGCTTATAAAAAGTTTACCTATGTCAATCAAGAGTCGTATTCTTTGAACCACATTGCATACGCAGAGTTAGGAGAAAAGAAACTAGACTATTCAGAATACTCTTCACTACACGAACTATACCAAACAAACTTTCAGAAGTTCGTTGACTATAATGTTCATGATGTTGTCCTGTTGGAAAGACTTGAAGAAAAGATGAAACTCTTGGAGATGATTATTTCACTAGCTTACATGGCCAAGTGTAACTTCAATGATGTATTCAGCCCAGTAAAGATGTGGGACTGTATTATCTACAATCATTTGAAAGACCAACAAATTGTTGTCCCACCAAAGAAACATGAGACTAAATCAGAAGCGTATGAAGGTGCCTATGTAAAAGATCCTCAAATCGGTCGGCACAAGTGGGTTGCTAGTTTTGACTTAAACTCTCTGTATCCACATTTGATTATGCAATATAATATTTCTCCTGAGACTCTTGTGGGCATGTATCCTGAGTCTGGTCTAGTTGACGCTTTACTTGATAAAGAAGTTGATGTTGATTTTCTTAGAGAGAAAGATCTTACTATGACTCCGAATGGTTCTTTGTATACTCGTAAGAAACAGGGCTTCCTCCCAGCTCTTATGGAAAAGATGTATACTGACCGCGTCAAGTATAAAGATTTGATGATTGCGGAACAGAAGAAAGGTAAAGCTGCAGATACTAACAAATTGGCTCAGTATCACAATATGCAGATCAACTTAAAGATTGCTCTCAACTCAGCCTACGGAGCCCTTGGTAATCAATGGTTTCGTTTTTATGATGTAAGGAATGCTGAAGCTGTATCCGTTGCGGGTCAACTTTCCATTCGGTGGGCTGAGAGAGCAGTCAATCAATACTTAAATAAATTAATGGAGACAGAAAACCATGATTATGTCCTCGCTTCCGATACTGACTCTCTGTACGTTACTCTTGATTCTCTCATACAAAAGGTAGGTCTTACAGATACAGATAAAATTATTGAATTCATGGATAAGGTCTGTGAAGGTAAAATTCAAGATGTGATTGATAAGTGTTATGGTGAAATGGCTGAGTATGTTAATGCGTTTCAACAAAAGATGGTAATGAAACGTGAGGTCTTGGCAGAGGTCGGCATTTGGACTAGTAAGAAACATTACATTCTGAATGTTCATAACTCTGAAGGTGTTCAGTATGATGAACCTAAACTAAAAATTATGGGTATTGAAGCTGTCAGAAGTTCAACACCAGAATCTTGCCGTAACGCTCTCAAAGAGGCATTCAAGATTATGATGAATGGAACAGAAGATGATGTAATCAATTATATTGAAGGTTTCAAGACTAAGTTCAAGTCACTTCCTACAGAAGAAGTTTCTTTTCCAAGATCTGTGAAAGGCCTTGCCAAGTATCATGATTCAGCTTCAATCTATCAAAAGTCTACACCGATTCATGTTAAAGGTTCTTTAATCTACAATAAGATGTTACAGAACAAACGATTAACTAGAAAGTATCCAAAAATCCAAGAGGGTGAGAAAATCAAGTTTGCGTATCTAAAAGAACCAAATCCAACTGGTGATACTGTAATTGCTATGTTAAATGCTTTACCAGATGAGTTTGAATTGAAACCTTACATAGATTATGAAAAACAATTCACCAAAGCTTTCCTTGATCCTATAATCGGTATTCTCAATGTTATCGGCTGGGAACATGAAAGAAAAACTAATATCATGGCTTTTTTCACTTGACAAAAACTGTAGGTATGGTATAATAAACGTATGTTAAATATTATAGAGAGTAGGTAAAATGAATATTTGGGTAGAGTGGTGGAAAATTCCTAATACAACCAGTGGTAGTCATGCTCAAATGAGTAAGAATATAACTATCCATAAACCAGACCCCAAAGATATTCAAAGAAGATTTTTTGATACTCGCGACAAAGCTAACAAATATGCACAACAGAAGAATACTGAAGGTTATTCCGCAACAGTTAAAGAAGATAGAAGTTTATAATAAATGATGGTGAACGTAAAAGGATAAAATGCAAATAGATGAAAATTGGCATGTAAATGCACCTTGGGCACAACTTGTTTGTACTACAAAAGTGCCCGATGATCTATTCCAAAAAATTGTAAAAATTACAGATGAAATTTATGATGATCCAAAACATGATAGTGCAGGAGTTGGTCTTGCTGGACAAATTCAAGAAGAATATTATTTTACGGATGATAAATTAGTTGAATCTGGATTAATGGAGTACTTTATTCAGATGACCACAAAGTATTGGAATACTGTGCTTTCAAATGGCAATATGATTGAGCACTTAGATCAAAGTTATCCCGGCGGGCCTCATGGAAATAACTGGGCTGCTAAAATAGTTAGTTGTTGGACTGTACATCAATTTGAAAACGAATTTAATCCCATACACATGCATTCAAATTGTAAAGTTTCTGCTGTACTGCATATAAAATATCCAGAAAATACAGAACCACCAATAAAACCCTTTGATCTTGATGGAAATTTAATTTTTACAGGTATGGGCGCTGCTGATCCTTTTTCTACATCACCAATTTTTAATGTTAGAGTTGAAAAAATGATTGGATGGTTACACATTTTTCCAAGTACATTGGGACATTCAGTGTATCCATTTAAAGGTAAAGGTGAACGAAGAAGCCTCTCATTTAATGCTGATATGATTTCAATGCAAGAATTAGAAACAATTAAGGAAATGGAAAAACAAGATGGACGATGACTACGATTACGGTGGTTGGCTTACAGAAGACCTTAAAGAATACTACGACTCTTTGATGAAAATAAGAGACAGAAGTGAACTATACAGTGATCGTGTAGAATTAAATAATATGAGAAAAACTATTTTAAGTGAAATACAATCAAGAGAAAGGAATTAATTATGGCTAAAAAAACCAAAGTAATCGTTCAACCTAAAAATCCCATAAAACAATATGAGGATTTTAATAAGAAAGTTGAAAAACATGAAACCAGAGAGAAGAAGAAAGAATATGATGGTCTTACTCTCTCCGAAATGAGAAGGAAACATAGCATTCCTGTGGGCGTTGGAGGTCAAGAACTTCTTAATGCTTATAGAGCTGATAATGTTGATACTGTCAGAAAAGAAGAATCTGCGGAAGAGATTGCTCATCAACGTAAAGTTCTTGATCAAGCCAAAATGGAATTAGAATGGGATCGTAAAGAACGAGATTCCAGAAAAACTCTTGAGGGAGAAGAGACTGAAGCAAAAATGTCTAATCCTGAAGAATCTCAAGCTCGTAGAGCTAATCCTCAAACTGGTGTAGGTGCAGATGTTGAGAGGGGTGTATTTTCATCTGAACACTTGGATTTTGGTTATGGTTTAGCTTGTGATGTAAGAAGAGTTGTTCTATATGAAGGCTTAAAAAGAGATCCACGCACAGGAACATCTGTTGCAACAGCGGATATGGCAAGACAATATATGAATCCAGGCCAAGTATTGGAACGTACTTTAACGATAGAGGGGCACATAGAGATAGATAAATTTTCTCTTGAAATGATGGCTCTTGAAGATGTTGTTATTTTACGAGATTTGTGTAATAATCATCTTAACTCTATGGTTAAAAAAGTTTCAATAGTTAAATAGGAGAATATAATATGCAAATAGAAGATAACTGGCATGTGAATGCACCTTGGGCTCAATTAGTTGCAACCACTAAAGTACCAGATGAATTATTCAAAACTACTTTAGAATTAACTGATAAGATTTATGAAGATGTAAATCGGGATAGTGCAGGTGAATCTTTAGCTGGACAAATTGATAATGAATATTTTATTACAGAAGAAAAACTTATTGAATCTGGATTGATGCAATATTTTATCGAAATGACTATCAAATATTGGGGAACAGTTCTTACAAATGGTAATCTATGGCAATATATGGATAATAAATTTGAAAACGGGCCACATGGATTTGACTATGCTTGTAGGATTGTAAGTGCTTGGACTGTTCATCAATATGAAAATGAGTATAATCCAATACACAATCATGCTAATTGTAAAATATCTGCAGTGATGCATTTAAAATTTCCAGAAAATATCGAACCAGCAAGAAAAGGACATACCACAACAGACAAGAAAAGTGGACTTGATGGAAATTTAGCATTTACTGGAATGGGAGCTGCTGATGAATGGTGTACTGCTCCAGTATTAAATGTTAATGCATCAACTGTTGGAATGTTACATCTTTTTCCAAGTACATTAGGTCATGTAGTTTATCCATTTAGGGGTAAAGGTGAACGTAGAAGTTTATCTTTTAATGCAGACGTTATTTCTAAAAAACAAGTGGATGCAATTGAAGAACAAGCAAGAATTGAACAAGAAAATGTAAAAGGGGAAATATAATTATGAAAGTAGGAGAAAATTGGCATGTACACGCACCATGGGCACAGTTAGTTTGTTGTACAGAAATACCAGAAGATAAATTAGTAAAGTTTATGGCAGTAAGTAATGAAGTATTGGATGAAGCTGAAGCCACCAATGATAATTTTGGTAGTGGAGTAATACCTCAGCCATGGAGAATTTCTTTTGATAAATTTGGAAAATATGGTGTAATAAAATATGTTATGGAAATGGTTCAACATTATATGGAAACTGTTTTAAGTAATGGTAATGTTAAAAGTAATTTAGATGATATAATTCCAGGCGGGCCACATACATATTGGCATTCAAGAATGGTTGATGCGTGGGTTGTGAGTCAAAAAGAAAATGATTATATTCCAGTTCATACTCACCACAAAGTTGATACTCAAGGAGATTCTTGTAAAATTTCCGGCATTCTTTATCTAAAAGTTCCAGAACAAATAAAGAATCATGATAATAGAGATATGTCAATCAGAGGCGGAAAAGATGGCCAGATACTTTTTACTGGTATGGGCGGTGTTGACCCATTTTCAACTACTATGCAATATAACTGTTATCCAACAGTTGGTTCATTGTACCTTTTCCCTAGCACTTTAAATCATCAAGTGTACCCATTTCAAGGTAAGGGTGAACGTAGAGGTATATCTTTTAATGTAGACGTAATTTCACAAGAACAAATGGAACTACTACAACTGGCACATGAACAAAATTTACAGGAGCAAAATGAAGCTGAGTGAAAATTGGTTTGTAGATGCCCCATGGGCTCAATTACTGTGTAGTACAAAAATTCCAAATGACACATTACAAAAATTTATTGCAATGAGTGATGATACATTGGAAGAATCAGATGGTAAAGGAACTGATGAAATAGTACCTTCTTCATGGGAAGTTTCTACTGAAAGATTTCAAAAGTTTGGTGTCCTTGATTATACTATGCAAAAAATAAATGAGTATATGAGCACTGTTCTTTCTAACGGAAATGTTAAACAGATGATGGATACTGAAATTTCCGATGGGCCTCACACACAGTGGAATTCAAGGATAGTCCATGCATGGATAGTTAGTCAAAAAGAAAATGATTATCTTCCAGTTCATGCTCATAGTGAAATGGTAAATGGCTATCAAAATTCTAAAATTTCGGCAGTTCTGTACTTAAAAGTTCCAGAACAAATGAAACGTAAACCAGATGAAACATCAATAAAATTTGGAAAAGACGGCCAAATAGGCTTTACTGGAATGGGCGATGCTGACCCATTTATGACTACTTCACTGTATAATATCCAGCCGGAAGTTGGATGGTTTTATCTTTATCCGAGCACACTTAACCACCAAGTCTATCCATTCATAGGTGATGGTGAACGTAGAAGCTTGGCTTTTAATATTGATTTTATATCAAAGGAACAATTAGAAAAACTACAAAAATTACAAGGTTAAATTATGAGCGATTATTTTGATGAATTAATAGGAGTAACAGGAAACCAATATGCATCCAAAGTTTCAGAAGGGATGCTAGGGAGCGTAAATGAATATATTGACACAGGAAGTTACATACTTAATGCACTTATTTCGGGAAGCATTCACAAAGGTTTACCGTCCAATAAAATCACTGCTTTCGCAGGTGAGTCAGCAACGGGTAAGACTTTCTTCATACTTGGGATTGTCAGACAGTTTCTTGCAGATAATCCTAGCGGCGGCGTTTTGTATTTTGAGTCTGAGTCTGCTCTAACACCAGAAATGATTGAAGAGCGGGATATTGACAAAACAAGATTCATTCAATTACCAGTTGCCACGATACAGGACTTTGCTCAACAAGCATCAAGAGTGGTAGACAGACACATGGAGAAAAGTGAAGCACCACTTTTACTTTGTCTTGACAGTCTTGGTATGTTATCTACAGCAAAAGAAGTTGAAGACATTACTGAAGGTGCGAACAAAGTGGATATGACTAAGGCACGAATCGTAAAGGGTGCATTCAGAGTATTGACTCTCAAACTTGCCAAAGCTGGAATACCGTTACTGGTGACTAATCACACATACAAACAAGTCGGAGCTATGTTTCCTCAAGACATTATGGGTGGTGGTTCTGGTTTACAGTATGCAGCATCTAATATCGTTTTCCTTTCCAAGAAAAAGGATAAAGTCGGCACGGATGTAGTTGGTAACATCATTCATTGTAAAAACTTTAAGTCCAGACTTGCAAAAGAAAACAAGAGAGTTGATGTACTTCTAAGTTATGATGAAGGCCTTAATCGTTACTACGGTCTTTTAGAGTTGGCAGAGAAGTATGAGATTTTCAAGAAAGTATCTACACGGTATGAGTTACCAGACGGTGCTAAGTTATACGGAAAACAAATACTAAAAGATCCAGAAAAATATTTCACTGAAGATGTGATGAATAGATTAGATGAAGCTGCTAAAAAAGAATTCTCTTATGGTGGTGGAGCTAAAGAAATTGAACCAGAAGAAATTGAAATAGGAGAAGACAATGGCTGAACAAGAATATGAAACACAAGTATCATTCTATCAAAAATACAACTATGCTGCAACAGCAGATATGCGTAAAGAGTTGGTTGATCAAATGAATGAGATTTTAGATGACCTTTACGAAACTCGTTATGAGGAGTTATATCATCAAAACGCGTTTAGAGAAGTTAAGGGGAAACAAATTACAATACCTGTTACAGAATTACCTAAAGAAATGCTAGATTATATTTTAACTATGGGGAGGGGTTATTTGTGTAATTCTGGATTACATTTCATGGGTATTGATCCAGCTAAAATCAATCTAGAAATACACAGTATTTGGGCAACAGATTCCGAAGAAACTGATTATAATCCAGCCCATAGTCATTTTGGTTTGATGTCTGGTGTATTTTATTTAAAAGTTCCACCTCAAGTTTCAGATTTAAATGAAGAGGGTGCTTTTAATTTTCATCATGCAGAAAATGGATTCATGGATGTAAATCCATATCAATCTATTAGACCAAAGGGGGTTGTAACAGAACTTCCAGACATAGGGAAATTTATCATTTTTCCTGCATGGTTAAAACACTCGGTAAATCCATTTTTTGGGCCAGGCATTAGAAGAGCAGTATCTTTTAATTTGGTGTGTCCAGAAGCAAGCGAATGGAAACCCACCACACTTAAAGAACCATATAGTAAGAGAAAATTTGAACAAACTTTAAAGATAAACACAGCAGGTGGCCCTGATGCTAAAATTCAAGGTGACAGAGATATTAGAGGGTTGGCTGATGCCTGATCTATCTCCACAGGCTCATGTTCCAAAACTTAAAGATACTTGGTACAATATAGTCTCTAATCCAGAAGAGCCCGATGACAATAGTCTTTGTATTCAAATTAAACAAGGCCCGTTTTGCCATGTTATAGTCAAGTACAAAGACTTTAAAACAGATCCCACTCTGAATGATGATGGCACCTTGACATGCCAGTATGGATATGATATAATAACATCACCATCTGATATTGGCGAAAGAGTCATAACTGATGAGCAAGGTAAAATATTTGAAGTAAATCTAGGTAAAGCAATTTTAGAAATAATAGAAGAACAAAACATAGGTGGCGATGAAAATAGAAACAACAATACTAAAGAATTTGTTACAGAATGAGGATTATGCAAGAAAGGTATTACCATTTTTAAATGATGAATATTTTACTGAAAATTCTGATAAAATTGTATTCAATCAGATAAATAATTTCATACTGAAATACAATTCCCTTCCAAACAAAGAAGCCCTTACGATTGAGTTGAGTGATGCAAAAATCACAGAAGAAGATTTTAAAGACTCTGCAAACCTTGTCACTGCGATTAGTGAAGATATTCAAGAGTTCGCAGACCTCACATGGTTACTTGACTCGACAGAAAAATTCTGCCAAGACAAGGCAATCTACAACGCAGTGGTCGAGTCAATCTCAATACTCGACAATCCCAAATCAATCGCAGACAAGGGTGCCATTCCTGACATTCTTTCCGATGCTCTTTCTGTGTCTTTCGATCCTCATGTTGGCCATGATTATATTGATGACAGCGCTGAGCGGTTCGATTATTATCATAGGGTTGAAGAGAGGATTCCATTTGATCTCGACTACTTTAACAGAATTACCAAGGGTGGTCTTCCGCAGAAAACATTAAACATTTGTCTTGCGGGTACTGGTGTAGGTAAATCTTTATTCATGTGTCATGTTGCTGCATCCTGTTTATCTCAAAATCAAAATGTTCTATACATTACATTAGAGATGGCTGAAGAAAAGATTGCTGAAAGGATTGATGCAAATCTGTTAGATGTTAGTATAGATGATCTTCACGAATTACCAAAAGACTTATACGATAGTAAGATGGCTAACCTTGAGAAGACAACTAAGGGTAAACTCATAATCAAAGAATATCCCACTGCATCTGCAAATGTCAATCACTTTCGTGCATTGTTGAATGAATTGAATCTTAAACGGTCATTCGTTCCAGACATCATATTCGTTGATTATCTAAATATTTGTACATCTTCTAGAATAAAATCGGGATCTAATGTCAATTCTTACACGCTTATCAAATCAATTGCAGAAGAACTCCGCGGTCTTGCTGTGGAAAATAAACTTCCTATTGTCTCTGCGACCCAAACCACTAGAGCGGGGTATTCAAGTACTGATGTCGGGCTGGAAGATACTTCAGAGAGTTTCGGATTACCTGCAACTGCAGATCTTATGTTTGCAATTATATCTACTGAGCAGATGGAAGAAGTTGGACAAATATTAGTAAAGCAGTTGAAGAACAGATATAATGACCCCACATCAAATCGTAAATTTGTAGTGGGTATTGACCGTTCAAAAATGAGATTATTTGATGTATCTCAAGCAGCACAAGATGAATTGGTAGATACTGGTCAAACAAAAGATGACACACCATCTTTTGACATAGCAACTGGTGGTAAATTCAATAAAAAGGATTTCACTGGATTTGATTATGAATAGAAACAAAAAATTTAAAAAGTAATTATGAAAGATAATATTACAGTTATTGATCGTAATGGTTCTAGTACAGCAAAGAAACCTAAAAAAATTGAACCTCCACGAAAATATAAGGTCATTTATCATAATGATGATTATACACCAATGGAGTTTGTTACTTGGTCACTGATGGAATTTTTCAACAGAACAGAAATTGATGCTCAATCCCTCACTCTTGAAGTTCATAAATTAGGATCTGCAATTGCAGGAATATATGAGTATCAGCTGGCAGAACAGAAAATATGGGAGGTTTTAACATCCGCAAAAGAAAACGAATTTCCATTACAGGTAACAGGTGAAAAAGAATAACATAATAAACCTTTCAGACTACCGTCAAGAAAAGGAAGAAGAGCACAAACAATCCCTACCCCCACAATATATCCAAGACTTTGAAGTCGGCGGATACTATGTCTATCCAGAATTACAGGTAATGATACATTGTATGTTGATTACAGATAATTCTCACACCCACAATAACGAATTAATGTACATAATGGAAGACCAGCACGGTAATATATTTTCTGTACCTTTAAGTGATCCAGACAGTATGATGGGCTGGCAGGCTATTGATGAAGAAATTTTTGTAGCAACTGTCAAAAAGAACCTTCCAGAACCAGAGCCCCCAAGAGTCGGTTGATTATAAATATTCGGAGATAAGTACAACTTTTTTAGGAGCACGATGAAAACATTTAATGAATATGAAAATCATTTACTAAAAGAAGCCAATGCAATTGACATATATCGTAAATTGATTGCAACTGGTAAGGTGGATGCACATTCAAAACAGAGTGAACCAAGAGTTTTCAATC